AGGAAAGTAGAACAATGGAAGAAATAGACATAGATGAATCGCTATGCGATTACATACCAGATGAGATACACAAAATGTTTGGAGAAGCAGACACCCCGCAACACAAGTTGTTGGAAATGTTATGGATCAACAGCAACCATGTATCCATGCAATTAGAAATAGCAATACAAGCAGTACAGTTTCTTGCTAAAACAACAGGGAACGAAGAAGCATTAGATACTTACATGATGTCAGTACTTCAACACCCAAGCATGCAAGAACCGGAACCGGAACCGGAACCTACGAGTCCACCTAAGTTGCATATTGTAGGCGACTTGGAGGATAAAGAATGAGTGGCGGTTGGAAGTACGAAGAAGGAACGCTTACAAGAAGCGAATGGGAACGCTATCGTAACGAAAATGCAAAGAAGTTACGAAAAGGTAACGTTATTGTAACGGAATCTTCACCCCGCAAAAGATTTCAATGAGTAGACTAGTAAGTACTAAGTATCTTTTTAGTGAAACTAAAAAGGCACTAAGTACAGGGAGGTAGTAATGAACTTAGATTACCCATTACACATGGATGCCGAAGGCAGATGGGTACACACTTGGGTTAGACAATCGTCTATCAAAACAGCAGATATGTGCATGGAGAAATGGCGCACAGATATTTTCAATGTTGTAAGCGAACCGTTAAAAGATGCCAGTGAGTTAGGCACTGCATGTCATGCGGCTGTTGAAGATGTGTTAAACGCACGGTTAGATAATCAAGGTGAGATGTCTGAAGCAGACATGCTGTCTGCATTTGAGAACTACTGGTTCGATGTTGTTGATGACATATCTGTTTGGAATAAATTTACTGCCGCATCAGGATACGAAGCAGGGTTATCCAAACTTAGAAACTGGTACGAAGAAATCTACCCGCAGTTAAACCCTGTTGAGGTAGAACACACGTTTAATGTACCTCTAATAGAGGATGAGTTTAGAGTTGTCAGACTCACAGGTACTGTGGATCTGATTGAAAAGGATCGCTGTTGGGATTGGAAATTTCCTAGCAGAGACTATACGAAACAGGCATGGGAGTATCACAGATGGGATGTGCAATCTATTGCATATGCTTTCGCTACTGGTATCCCTGACTTTTCGTATGCGGTTATGCACCCGAAAGGTGCAAGCCGAATGGATCTTGTGCGTGATGAAGAACATTTTTCTTGGTTACGTCAGAAGGTTCTAGCATTATGCAAACTAATCGAAAGTAATCATCGTGGTCCTTACCCGTTGAATGATAATGGTTGGTGGTGTAGTGACAAATGGTGTGAAAATTTCACACGGTGTAAAGGTGCAACGATAGGAGGCACATAGTTATGGCATTTAAGCCTATGGCTCCACATGAAAGAGCCAGTATAGAAGCGCAGGTTTGTCTTAAGGGAGGCGTGGAACTTGCGTGCGCAGAAATAGCAAGCAACCCTGATGGGGTGGCTGTTACAAGCGCAGTAGAAAACGCAAAGGTTTTGGCTGATGCGTTGTCAGACCTCAAGACAATTCTTGCAGGTACAGAAATAGCGATAGCCCCTAGTAATGGTGATATGGATGCCGCGATTGCAAAGTCAAGCGCAGTAATTTCTGAAGCATTCGAGGGGACAACACAAGTAAGTACATCCAAACCTACTGCTAGTAAGTATGTAGATGATGCTGATTATCCTGAGATACATAAATTGTTTCTCACTGAAAGCGCATCGGGTGTGAAATACGGATCTAAAGACAGCATGTTTTTAGACAACACAGAGATAAGGGAACTTTTTTCAAAGGGAGTAAGAACTTATCCTGCCGACTATTGGATGGAATCAATGAGAGGCGCAGAAATACCTGTTACTAAAAACGGGAAGTGTGCTTTAGGTGATTTCAAAATCAAAAAGGGTGTTAGCATTAGTGCTGAAGGCACCCCAATAATAGGCGCTGGTGATGGCAACCATCCTCTTGCTAACAAGAGTGGGTACTTTGCCGGACTTGTTAAACATTCCCCATTCAACTGGGCAGACAAGGAAAAAATTCTTGCCTGATGAAATAAGTCTTGAGGATGCGCAAGCACTCATAGCAGGGGCGGGAGCAACTACGGCTCCCGTTCCTGCGCCACCCTCGGAGCCTCCAGCAGAAATAGAGGGGATATCATCTGCTGATCTACAAAGATTATTCACACCTAAAAAAGAACAGGTGCGCCGCATGCGGCACGACCTACAGATAGGTAACGAATGGTCATTTGGAGTTCGTGCGTTTGATGATGCCACATTAGGTGGTGCAAGAGGCGGTCAACTTGTGACCGTCATAGGTAGATCGCATACAGGTAAAACTTTGCTCGCATTAAATATGGTTGCACGTAACCGTAACCATAGAACTTTGTGGGTTAGCCCTGATGAAACTGAAACAATGTTTTGGGGTAGATATGCCGCCATCAGGTTAGACACAGATCAGAAAGAATGGATCAACAAACTGATTCGTGAAGATCCAAAGGCATGGGAACGAGTAGAAGAAATAATGCGGAAAGATACCAACCTGCATTTTGAATCTACTGGTATGACAGTTGATGATTTAGATAAAGCAATGCGTATCGCGTCAGTGGAACTATGGGACGGGCAAAGACCAGACGTAATCGTGTACGACTACCTTGAATTGATAAGAGGTGGAGGGGCAGGAGATGCGGCAAGTGTGCAAGCAAAGATCGAATCCTTCAAACAACTAGTCTCTGACTGGCGTGTTGTAGGCGTAATGTTGCACCAGTCTGGGCGTGGTTCAGGTAACCGCGGCAAGGCAGGTGGCATAGAAGCAGGGCGTTACGCATCCACAAGTGAAAGCCATTTTCTTATAGAAACATGGCGTAGATGGGATGACACTAACCTTGAAGATGAGGTTCGTCACCATTATGAAGATGAAATTAGCGTAGGCTTATGGAAGAACAAATCAGGGGATGGCGAAAAAGCAGAAACTAACCTAAGAATAGGATCAAGCGGACGCTTGTTAGAACCCGGAATTGTGTGGGAGCAGATGAATTTCGATGAGTGATTTAATAAATACATTTGGGTTACTGTTCAGGGGTTTCATGTCAGCACATGGAACAGATGAAGGTGGATGTAAATGGGCGATAGTGAATCGCACCACATTTGAACGTCACATATCAGGCGAGGAAATGATTGGGATTTACCCAATGGTTTACAACCCTGAAAATACAACAGCAGAATTTAACTGGGAAGAAAACGAAGATAATAACCGTTATTATCCAGATATGCAACCAGACTTATGGCATTGCAAATGGGGTGCTATAGACATAGACGAAGGAGATGACTCACTAGTCTTAGCAAAAAATGTGAGTGTACTCTTATCAGCATTAAACATTCCTAGTTGGGTGGAACTGTCCAGAAGTAAAGGATGTCACGTATGGATCTTTAATCAACAATGGACACGTTCATCTGTTATGCGCCGAGCAATGAAAGGCGCATTGCAACTATTAGAAATACCTTACGATGCTGTCTACCCTAAACAAGATTCACTGATGGGACCACCCGGAAATTACATGCGCATCCCTTACGGTGGGAAACGACCAGAAGGCAGACAAGAAGTTTTTAATTCAGAAGGCGAACGCTTAACTCTTGAACAATTCGTTGAACAAGCAGACAACAATCGTGCATCTTTAGAAGCAATAGAACACGCCGCAACCCTGTACAAAGAACCACAACCAGTGGTTCCAGACTTGCCACCTAAACGAGACTACAACAAAGAACCATTAATGAACCCTGATGGGTCACGCTTACGTGGACTGTCATCACAAATGTTTGATAATGGACCCGTTCCGTATTACAAAGAACAAGGAGCAGGCAGAGGTAGACATGGATTTCTTAACAGATTTGCACGATCCATGTTTGAATCCGGCTATAACCATGTTGATGTCGTATCATGGACTAAAGATCTAGACTCAAGGTTAGGACAGTGGTGGGATGACGGACCAAAATTCCAAGGCAGGCACGACTGCGAAAGACAAATCGAAAGACTTGTCCAAGAAGCAAAGCAAAGAGCAGCCAAGTGAATACTCATTTGTTGTTGAAGGCAGACCTAAACCTAAAGCAAGACCACGCATGTCACGCAAAGGAATGGTTTACACACCTAAAGAAACAATCATTGCTGAAGAAGCCTACGTTCATGCACTCGGAGATGACTGCCCTGTGTTTGAAGGACCAGTCGAAGTGGAGATGACATTTTGCATAGATCAAACACTAGTAACAATCAAATCAATACCCGAATCGGAGACGAAACTCAGAGGGGATCTGGACAACTACGTGAAAACGTGTCTCGATGGATGTCAAAGAGCGGGGATAATACCAAACGACAGGCTAGTAATGAGAATCCAAGCAGAGAAAACAACGTGATAACCGTAGATTTAGAATCTTGGGAATACGAATGGGCTTCCCATGTAGGCGCAAGACGTTACATAGAAAACTGGGAACGTGGTGATGCAGCGCATTACGACAGGAATCGTAT